ATGGTGGGAGAACAATCCACATAGAGCACTAGCTAACAACTCTGTGGCATACTCTGAGAAGCCTGACAGTCTATCATTCATGCGTGAGTGGACGGCACTAGTTGAGTCAGGCTCAGGTGAGCGTGGTATCTTCAACCGTGAGGCAGCTAAGAAGCAAGCAGCTAAGAATGGTAGGCGTGATGCAGACCATGACTTTGGAACAAATCCTTGCAGTGAGATAATTTTACGATCAGGGCAAGTTTGTAATTTAACGGAGTGTGTAGTACGTGCAACAGACAGTCTTGCAGACCTTGAGAGAAAAGTTCGTATCGCTACGATCTTGGGTACTATTCAATCTACCTTCACGAAGTTCCCTTACTTGCGAAAACTGTGGCAGCGAAATACCGAAGAGGAACGCCTGTTGGGTGTGTCACTCACGGGGATAATGGACAACCCACTACTTACAACAGCTAACTCAGGCCTGGATCAAACACTTGAGCACCTACGTTCTATTGCTGTCTCGACTAATGCTGAGTGGGCTAAGCGTCTTGGCATCCCTGCCTCTACTGCAATCTCGTGTGTTAAGCCGTCAGGAACGGTATCACAATTGGTGAATAGCGCATCGGGCATACACTCTCGCCACTCGCCCTACTACATCCGTACTGTACGTGGTGATAACAAAGACCCACTTACACAGTTTATGATGGATCAAGGCATACCCCATGAACCAGACGTAATGAAGCCAGACCAGACTACTGTGTTTAGTTTTCCTCAGAAGGCTCCAGACGGTGCGGTATGTACCAAAGATACTACTGCCATAGATCAGCTAAAGATGTGGCTAATGTATCAACGGCATTGGTGCGAACATAAACCTAGCGTAACTATAAATGTACGTCCAGACGAATGGCTTTCTGTAGGAGCTTTTGTGTACGAGCACTTTGATGAGATGTCAGGCGTTTCGTTCCTTCCATTCCATGAGCATACATATCAGCAAGCACCTTACCAAGACTGTAGTAAGACTGACTACGATACCTTGCTGTCTTGTATGCCAAGCTCAATTGATTGGGAGAAACTATCTGAGTATGAGCAAGAAGATAATACAGCAGGTAGTCAAACATTAGCGTGTTCTGGCGACAGCTGTGAAATTGTAGACCTAACTTAAGGAGAGTATCCTATGGCTTATGTTAAAAGAAATGCTCAGTCCTACCTTGAGGGTACGTCAGCAGAGCAAGAGTTCGCAGCACTAAGAGGTGACAACTTTGTACGTAAGTCCACCAAGGACGAAGACATAAACGAACACTGGGACTTACTAGACAAAGAGTTTGGACGGGTAGACGTTAAGGCAGCTAAACGTTTCTCTCGTTCAAGCGAGGTAACCTACACTATCTGGTGGGAACTAAAGACTGTGAAGAGGCCACCCGACTGGCAACCAGCTAAGGGGTGGGGTGTTCCTAATGGTATCAATAGATTTATTGCAGTCAGAGGTGAGAAAGCTTTCTACTTGATAGATCCTGACAACATCTACTTAGATCTACAGAAGAGGTGTACTGAGTACTACAAGGGTGACTTTGGTTTGTATGGTAGGCAAGATCGTGGAGACCTTATGACTATACTACCACTCGACTACGTAAAGGAAAACTCTAAACACGTTGTCCCTGTCTATTGACACAGCTACACTAAGGTAGTACAATTGCTTTTAATATGGAGGAATATCTTTAATGAAAAAGAAGTACGGTATCTGTAGTGTTTGTGATAGTTACTTACAGGAAGACTCTGTATGTCCTGAATGCGACATTGATATAACTCCTGTCTTTGACCCAGTAGAAAAACCTTATCACTACAACCACACCGATGGTATAGAATGTATTGATTATATAAGGCAGGTCTTAGGTGTCGATGGTTTCATAGCCTACTGTCGTGGTAATGTAATGAAGTATAATCATCGTGCCTTCTACAAGGGTAACCCAACAGAGGACATGAACAAAGCTGCATGGTATCTTAACCAAGCTAACTTAGCTCTTAAAGAAAAACATAAGTAGCATGACAGAACTAGACAAAAAGAAAACCCTTGAGCAGGAAGCGCAAGAGTTTATTAAGACTAATATAGAAGGTGTTCCTCTACCCTTTGTACAGTTAGAGGATTACTATGCTGGTTGTGCACTGTCTGGTTTACTAGCATCTGGTAAGTACTCAAGCTCAGACGACATAGTAGACGAAGCTTACAGGTACAGTAGTCGAATGATTAGTAACAAGAAATAATAAAAGACTTAACCCCCAGCTAAACACTGGGGGTTTTCTTTATCTAGTCAACAAAAGTAAAACTATCTTGTTCGATACTTGCTTTAATTTCAGAAGCTCTGTTCATGATAGCCATACGCCTATTCAACTCTTCTACTATGGTCTCAGAGTCAGCTAGTAATTCCTCCGATGTATTAAAATTAAAACTTTCTACCTCTTCAGAGATACTTTGTGCAGCCATATCAAATAACTCTTCACCTAACTCTTTTCTTTTAAGTACGTAGTTGTTGCGTATAAATCCTCTGGCTTGTATTTTTTTATCTGCTTTTACTGTTTCGAAAGCTTTAGTTATTCTTTCTTTTTCTTCCGTAATCCAGCTACCCATAAAGGTCTCTAAGGCTTTCTTCTTAATACCGTTAGCCCTGTCACCTATAATATCACTTGATGCTACTTCATCGTAGGTTAAACCATCTGGAGATTCTGTTGTAGCAGCAGAAGATAAAGGAACAGTCTTTCTCCACTCCTCAAATGCTTTAGGCATAGTTTGAGACAACTTATGAATAAGAACATAATCAAGAGTAGCATTTTTAGCTGTCCTAGAATTATATATCTCATACTCTTCTATGTAAAACTTGTTCATTTCACGTTGCAATCCTGTCAACGGTGGGTTCTGCTGGACACCAGAGAACTGTTTAAGCAATGGGTTCATCTTACCTACAGGTGCAGGATTAAATGGTGTATGATATGCTATGTCATTCTTAGAGTCACTACTAAAGGACTGTGTGTACTGTACGCTGTCTGTGTCCACCAAAAACCTTGTGGCCTGTCCAAACAGTACTTGGTAGCTACCCGTCTCACCCTTCATGCTGGTAGGTAAGTCTTCACCTTTTGTTACATCTCCTGCACCCCTGTTAGCGAAGGGTCCGATACCTTCTAAGTCCCTTACGTATGGTGTGCCAGCTGCTTCATAAGAGAACTGACCTGCAATATCTCTTGCGAGTGTACCAGGGTAGGTGAAGGTAGCAGCCACGTTACCTAATTGTTTCTGTAAGTTTTCTGTAATGTTCCCCTCAGCAATAGACCTACCCGTTTCTGTGAGTAACGAAATGTCTACACCTAGATCACCTAACCCACCCAAAACTGCAGCAGTTTCTTTTAAGGTTTTGAATTTAGATGGTAAGGGTAAACCTGCAGAATACCTATAAGCTAAGTCACCTAAGAACATAGGTGCTATTAACATACCAGCTGATGGTGCTAGGTCAGAGTCACTACCTATTGCTGTTTCAATAGCGTTGTAGTCTACCTCACCTTTCTTAGTACTGGCTAAGTACCAACCCATACCAAGCAATAAACTACCAGTAAGTTGCCTAGCCATTCTATCTTCGTTTGACTTGAATGCATCTCCACCGATATTTACACCTGCCTTCTTTAGTGCTGGTACAATAGCTCCAAGTATAGGCGTGTAGTCTGCTATCATCTCTATATGGTTTGCTACATAGCGAGGGAAGGGCATACCTACAACTGCAGAAATAATAAAAGGATACTTCTGGTTTAAAGAAGATGCTTTTCTAGCCACAATCCCAAACGGAGAATCATCACCTTGGTATGTACGCTGCATTGTAAATCTGTTTGCGTCATCTATGGACTTAGCCATGAACCCGTCAGGCAGGCTATCTAATCTTCCACCTTTCTCAAGGAAATCTTTTACATTAAGGCCTAGTGCCTCATCACCTAAGTCGTCTAGTTGTCTCTCTAAGCTTGCAAACAAAGCGCCCTCCTTAAACGCAGTATCAAAAGCTGTATTAACGAAGTTAACCATGCGTCCTGTCTTAGCCATACGTGACGTGCTTTGTGTACCCACTTCCATACGTAGTGTATTGTAGAATGTCTTTGTGTAGTCCTCAGGCATCTGCTCTAGAAATACTTCACGAAGAACTTCAGCTGTTGAATTATCAGACGACAGACCCCTTACCGTAGCACCCATACGCCTAACTACATTCTTTGAATTAAAGCCCTTACCTTGGACACCTCTGATTATACTCCTAAAAAACTCATCAGATATATCGACC